TTCAAGAGCAAAGCACCATTCCACGCGGTTGTCATCTACCAGACCAAGGAAGGTGTGGTACACGTCACGCACGGATCAGCCCGGGAGCACACAGACTGTGGTGCTGGACGGCAGTTCCGACAAACTCTACACAGCCAGGTTCTTCGACTTCACACCAGTGTCAGATCCTCACTTCGAGAGTTTCCCAGGCATTTGCGGGGGCATCATGATTGCATACACGCAAAACAGGTGCGCCATCGTAGGTGTCCTCGCCGCGACTTTCACAGTAGAGAAGGCTGGAGAGATCCGCCGGCGCGTGGCGGCACTTCCCATCAACGAGGCAGGCGTGGACTTTTCCAAGTTTGGAACAGCAGTGCCAGCCTCGTATCCTGAGACTCTGAGGACAGCCTCCACCATCCCCATCACCATTGAAGAGCCGTTTCTGAGCAAGCATTCACACTGCAAGCACATCAGGGACGAGGGTCTCATGAGGGACTTCTACAACACCACAGAAGTAGTGGGGATCGTTCCCGGCTCGTCGGTGTTTCCCTCCTCGCAGACCATGTTCTACGAGTGGCAGGACGACATCTGGGATGAGTTCCCAGAGTTCAAACACGACAAGGTCGCACCGATCTTCAGAGCTACGCGGACGTCCGACGGTACGTATGTCTCCCCTGGGAGGCACGCGTTGTCAGACATGAGCCAAGAGTGCAGACATCCCTCCATTCCGTACCACACGGCAGCCGTCCAACACATCATGGACCGCACGGACACGTACAAGGACATCTACGATCTGTACGCCCCTCTGGACTACAGGGGGGACATCAGCACGACGTTCTCAGGGGTGGAGGGCAGCTGCATCCACACAGGCATCAAGCGCACGACAGGTGCCGGGTTTCCATGGCCTGGCATCAAGTCAGACTACTTCGACTTCAACGCCGACGACACCATTCGGCTAAAGTCAGACGTGTGCTCTCACCTCGACAGCCTACTCCTAGCGTATTCGCGAGGAGAAAGGCAGGGGGTCATCACGCGCGGCACGTACAAGGACGAGCCCCGTAGTCAGACCAAGGTGGACGAGCGCAAGATACGCATGTTCGCCCCAGCTGAGTTCGACAAATTCATGTGCGATCACGTGATTCGAAGCTCGCTGGTCCAGATCGGAGTCCTCGCTCGCAAGCAGAGGATGACACTGGGCGGCATGTCTGTGTTCTCGGATGAGTGGTCCGAGCTGCGCACGGATAGGGAGATTTCCAAGCCCAACAACGTTCTGGGTGACTTCTCCAAGTTCGACCACTTTTCGTCCCATCGTTGTCTGTATTCAGCCCGCAGCATCGACCTCCACTTCATTCACCAGGGACGGTGGTACGACAACAACACGCCTGACGCTAAGAGAGTATTCGATTCTCTCTACACCACGCTCGGCAGTGACACAGCAGACACTCTCGTCATCGTAGACGGAGAGCTCGTGCGCCCAGGACACGGCACATCGAGTGGCGGTACAGACACATACCACCAAAACTGCGTGACGCACAACATCATAGCGCGTGAGGCTGTCCTCCTCATCGTGCAGGAAGTCGCAAACAATCCTGCGACGGATTGGCTGTCCGAATCAGTCTCTCCCCTGCGCGCGCGCACGCTCGCTAAAAGTCTCATGACCATCCCGTTGGACAAGAGACTGGCCACGATCATGCCCAACATCGACTTCATCACACATGGAGATGATGGGCTGTACGCCATCACAGACGAGTACATCCCTCTCCTCAACTTCCAGTCCTTTAAGGGGGCATACGGAGAGATGGGGATGAGGTTTACCCCTCCCGACAAGACTTCACGTACCTACTCCCACACAGACTGGGACCACGTGGATATTGGCAAGCGCAAGTTCCGCAAAGACGTGGAGCTGCAGAGCTATACCGCTCCTCTCGACCTAGAGAGTATTGGGAAGATGCTCACCATCGGAGTGGTGAAAGACATGTCCCTCTCAGAAAAGAGGGAATGTGCCGTACAGGACGCAATAATGGAGTTTGCGCAGTACGGACGCGCCCGGTACGAGGATTGGACAGAGAGACTCACCCCCATTTGCAAGAAGTGGGAGGTGCCTGTCCAGTTCCCAGACTGGCTCGCGGCTGTTACGTCCAACAGATCAAATAGGACGTACCATGTTCGTGGAGAAGACCACACCACGAACACACGCCTCTCGAAGGCACTGGCAACCATTCTCGGGAAGGCCCCAGAGACGCAGGCGTTATAACAACGCACGTCCGGCACTAATCAGTCCCCAGATTTTGTAACACCACCATGACCACAAGACAATTTACACCAACAACAACCCCCCTTTGTACCATTTATGAAGATCATATTTTTGACGAAACTATTGTGAAGGTAACCGCCGCTAGTGGCGATGACCCGAATCATCAGGAGAAAGTCAACGTAAGCTCAAACGAAGCTTCCGAGAACGTGCATTTCAAAGAGGAGGCTTCCACCTACTCTCTTGATCTTACATCAGCTCCAGACGCCACATTCGGCGAAACTGGGGCACAAGACAGCGAAATTTC